ATGAAGCGCACCGCCCGCAAGTATCCGCCGCCGTCACCGTCCGATCGTCGTCGCGAAAGCCTGATCCTCGTTGCCGGCATCGCCTTCTCCATCCTCACCGTCGTCGGCGGAGCATGGGTCGTTCTGCGCCCGTTCTTCGGAGGGTGAGACAAGCGATCAGCACGCGTCAATGCGTGGTGGACACATGCACTGGCCGGTCCGAAAACTTCTCGGATGCCTCGGCCTCAACCAAGGCGATTTCGCCCAGCGTTGTAACAGCCATTCGCCATGCAGCTCGAATTCCGCCGGTAGCCAGGGAGCACAGGCCAAGAAGCAGACAGAGTGCCAACATGGTTGGAGACTTCAAGATCATCATCACCAAGACCGCCCCCTGCGCTTCGTAAACGAGGCGTGCAATCTTGGCGCGAACTTCGGGATTAGGGACATCCGCAACCGCTACTTGCATCTCGGACGAGACGACGCGCCGATTCATGCCGGCGAGAGCGATGTGCAGAACCAGAAAGTTCCATAGGCCCAACTGATGGGCGAAGCGGATAGAGCGGTTCAGCGAACTACGGATGGTGCGGTAGCTCTGCGAACGGAAATCCAGTTCACCCGATGCAGCCATGTCAAAGATGGCGTCGCGCTTCTCGAACAGTACCTGCCTCGCAAAATCGGTACAGATCGCCTGCCACGGGCCCGCGAAGAAAAACGCAAACAAGGTAAGCAGGCACACTGCTGTGAACGCCTCGTAGTTCATCAGGTCCTCCTATCCTTAGGGTTGGTCTTGCCGGTACGCGTAAGTTCGGAACTTGAACGGTCGGGATCAAGTCGCTCCTCGAGCTGCTTAATTCGATCCTGAAGATACTTGGTCTTCCGCTGCCTCAGAACGCGCTCAATCATTGCCCACGCAGCGGCAGATCCAGTCAGGGCGATGGCAATCGTCATCTTGAAATCGGCCAGTAAATTTAGACCTAAAGATACGGCGGTATTTTGGCCGGCCAGAGGGGCAAGTGCACTCCCTGCCAACCAAACGCATCCGCATATTCCTATCCACCTAACTACCGTTCTAGCGGTCTTCCACCTCTGGTCGACGGCATAGAGCTCCAACGCTACGTCTTTTGGTTGCGATACACGCTGCGGTTTCCTCGCCATGTCTCCCCCAAGGCAATACGAATCGGGGTAGCATTAAGTGGGTCAAGTAACAATATATACCGATACTTGCTAAGGCAGGTTCTTCCATGTGTTGAGCCCGAGCTGCACGACCCAGATAATGCCGCCAAGCGCTGCTGCGATGCAGACCCACCCCACCTTCGCCGCAATGCCGTTCACGCCAGTCCGCATCGAGCGGAGGAACATGAAATCGCGCCTTGCGTCGTCCTGATGGTCCGCATCATCGAGGCGCAGCCCAGCGTCCGCCAATTCCTCTCGGATGGCAGATTTCACCACGCGGGACAGTTGAGCAAGCTGCTCGGCAGTAAAGGCATCCGACATGCGCCAGACCTTTCAGAGGTAGAAATGTGGAGGGTGTGACGCTGGTTGCAGTCTACTCGGCAGCGGAAAGCCGCCGGTCGAGATCGGCATAGAAGGTGACGAGCGCCCCTAGGGACACGCCGCACTTCACGAGCGCCGCGCGGTCGCGGGCCCAGAGCTGCTCCACCTGCCCGCGGGTCAGCCCGGTATCTGGCATGAACACCGGTGCGGGGCAGGATGTCATCCGCGCCGGCAGCTCTGGCAGGTTGATCGGCGCATTAGCGGATGGAGTTGAGGCGGCGCACGCTGTCAGCATCGAGGCACTGGTCGCCAGCGCGAGGATCCTGAGCAGTCGCCAGATCGATAGCCTTGACGTAGTCATCGAGCTGCAGCTCCTTTTGCATGAGTTCATCGGCGCGTTCGATCAGCCGCTTGTTGGCGGCGTCGATCGCGTTCTGGTTGGCCCGGGCGGCGCGCGCCTGCTCCTCGGCGCAGCGAGCCGTCGCCGCCGCCTCGCCATCGCGATACCCCTCGTGCCGGATGTAGGCGACGGCGCCGCCCAGCCCGCCGAGGACGATCACGGCGGTGGCGGCGTAGGCCCAGATCGGGAGCTTCATTCTTCGAAGTCCGGCAGGTCGACCGTCTGGCCCACCAGCTTGTGGGTGCAATCGCCGAGGAACTGAATGCGGCCGTCCGTGACGAACGAATGGCAGACGGTGTTGATCCGCTTGTCAGCGAGCATCCGCTCGCGATCCTCCGGCAACTTGTAGGTGTCGAGGATGCGATCCATTTCCGCGTCGCCGCCTTCGATTGCCACGCTCCGGACGAGAACCGAAGGCGAGAACGTTGGGGCGTCTGGATTACCATTGTAGGACCATCCCGGCGTGGATCCCGGCCCGACGCGGATCATGTGCGCGCCCTCGCACCCAGGGCACCAGAAGAGAATGTGCCCGCCCTCGGCTGAGCGGAGCTTGCTGCTGAGCGGGGCCATCACGAAATCCCCTCGAGGCACAGCGCGTGTTCGGCCTTGCGCCGGTTCACCAGCCCCTGCACCACGCGCCCGCCGGCACGGGTCCACACCAGCAGCTGGTCGCAGGCGGCACGCAGGTTGCCGCCATTGGCGCGCTTGACCAGCGTCGAGCCGCAGGCCGCCCCGAGCCCGACATTGTAGGCCCAGCTGACGAAGGCGACGCGCACCTTGTCGGGCACCGGCACGATCAGGCAGCGGTTGAGCCCGGCGTTGAACTCCGCCAACCCCTTGGCCAGCATCGTGTCGCATTCGGCTGGGGTCGCCTTATCGCCCATTTCGACGCCGCGCGTTTCGCCGTAGCAGATCGTCGGCACGCCCACGATGTCGCGATAGGCCTGAAGCGAACGCCCCTCCCATGCCCCGACGAATGTGATCAGCATCGCCAGCGCGCCTGCCGACAAGCCACCGGCCGCAACCTTGGTGCTGTTTTTCATTTGCCATCCTCCCAATCGGGTTCGGAAACCCTGCGCTGCGCCACGATGCGAGCGATGCCGGCCATGACGCCGGACACGGCGCTGAGCGCTGCGAGCGGACCAGGGGCGATCGGGAGCCCCACGAACGGCAGCAGCGCATCAAGGGCGCTGAGGACCACGGCAAGGATGATAAAACGGACGCTCCAGGCGTGCTTCATCACGTCCCGCCAGTTCGGGATGAGCGTCATTGTCGTCTCCGAATGAATGAGGGGTTAGCGCTTGCGCAGCAGAGGCGCGACGAACGGGATAGCGAGGCAGATCAGGGCGATGGGCAGCCAAGCCCACCACGGGGTTGCAGAGACGAGGCAGATGAAGAGATCACCGGTCGTGCCGCCTGCGTCATGGGCTTCGCAGCACGGCCGGACGGGCCAGATCGTTTCAGCCCAGTTGAACCAGGTGCAGCCGTCGCTCATTCGGTCGGCTCCAGCAGTTCGAGGGCCCGGGGAGCACCGAACGCCAGCGTCAGGCCACCGAGAAGGATTGGGTAGAAGTCGTCGAGAGTGGAGACGTAGTTCGCGCCCTCGTAGATGCGGCGGGTACGAGCCGGTTGAGCCGCCAGCATCAGCTCCATCGCCTCGGCTTCGGGGTCGGTCGCGCGGCGCCAGATGTAGTCTTTCGGGATACGGGTGAACACAGGGGCTTGCGGTTGCGAAGCCTCCAGTTCGTCACGGAACGCCTCTACCGCCTCTGCTGTCCAAGCGGCAGCAGCAGCGGCCTGCACTGCCGCTGGCTCACCCGACACGTCAGTCTCAACCCACTCGCCTTCGACGATCGACCCGGGCGCGACCACGCGCCGATGGACGGTATCCCCGTCCTGTTCCCTGACCTGAATATGGACGCCAACGGTCGAGACGCTGACCTGCACTGCCATGGCGCGCTCCTAGCTGTTCGCGTAGTACGCAGCCACCACGCGGACGGCCGTGTTGTTGTTGAAGTTGGAGTTGGTGAGGTTCGAGTAGCCCGTTGCGCTGCTGGTCCGCAGCTCCATATCGCTGGCGCCCGCCCCGATGGTGCCGTTGAGGTTGCCAGAGAGGGACGCCGCATTCTCGAACACGGTATAGAACGGGGTCGAGTTGATGCCGGCGCCCTCAACGAATGGCAGACCGGCGATAGTGGCAGCGCCCGCGGCCGATCCCTTGCTGGTGAGAAAGATGATCCCCCAGACCACCACCAGGCGGCCTAGCTTGGTGTAGCGACCGCCCCGGCTGTCGTAGGTGATGCCTGTCGATGCGCCGCCGAACTTCAGATCGGGGGTCCACGTCCCGTCTTCGGGAATGACGATCGTACCTGTGAGGTCGGGCAGCGTGGCAGTGCGGTCGGACGTGATCGCAGCAGCAGCGCGCAGGGTGACCTTGTTCGTGCCGTTATCGGTGTCTTCAGCAAGGGCGAGGCTGGCAGAGCCGCTGGCTGAGGCGCGGGAAAAGGCCGTTGCCAGGGCCGTGAGGTCGTCGTCGAATGCCTGAACGTCCGTGCCGATTGCCAAGCCGAGATTGCTTCGGGCTCCAGCGGCGTCCGTGGCCCCCGTGCCGCCCTTGGTGATAGGCCGTGCGGCGTTGAAGATCGCGTAGATGTCGTCGATGACCGAGTTGAACTTAGATGACTCGATCGTCGTGTTGGGCGTTGCGGTCGTTCCGCTCGGCTTACTCGCTACGCCGTTGCCGTCCAAAGGCATGATGTGCTCCTCAACGCCGCATGTCGCGGTTGCCGAACATGTCCCGCTTGTAGCTTTCGCTTGGCGATGGACGCCGGTTTTGGCTGACGTTCTCCACGCGCTTGGAGGCCTGGTTGTAAGCGCGGACGACCCCATCGCTGCCGACCGTGCGGCCCATGAAGTTCGCGCCAGGCTCGTTGTCGCGGCCACGCTGGCCATCGATTAGCGCGTTTGCCGCTATCGTCTGGCGTGCCGGGCGCATGACCGACTTCTGGCTCTCCGCCAGCACCGCCTGAAGGCTCGCGGGGATAGCCTGAGTGGCCGGTCGCGGCGGTGCCACGCCTGGGAGGGTTCCGTACTGCTCAAGGTAGGCTGCCGCGACGACCGGATCATCCATCCAGTTCGCGGTGCCGGTCGGTGTCGCTGTGGCACCACCGATAGCCGCAACAGCGGAATTGGTCGGCTGTGGAGCGACGTAGCCGAAGGTGTTCGTGCGCGGATCAAGCACCATCCCGCCCATCGCCTGAAGCTCCTGCGGTGTCACCCCCGAACCGGGAACCGGGTTTGGCAGGCCGGCCGTCCCTCGGGGAAGTCGATTGGGGTCTTGCGTTCGCTCGACGAACCCACCGTTGTTCGTCCCTGGGGGCGCCCAGCCGGTCGCAGAAGCACCGAAGCTGGCAAAAGTGTCGTTGATCAGGGCGTCAGCGATCTTCCGCTGCGCGGAGGTGAGTGCCATCGGCTTCTCCATTGGGGCTTGTGATGGGACGGGGGCAGAAGTAAGTTCGCGCCGATGCCCGATATCGACATGAAACCGGACGACTACCGCGTCCGCGGCAAGGACGGCCGCTGGTTCAGGCGAGATGACAAGCGCTACCTGGTCGTCGGGCTATTGATGAGCGGGCTGATCTTGGGCGCCGCCTACTGGTACAGAAATGCGTTGGCAGTCGACCCGACGGTGTTTTTTGGTCTCACAGCCATTGGCGGCATCTGCGCCGGCATCTTCCTCGGCAACCTGCTCAAGGATATTTACTGAGCCAGGGCCGGGTTTCCGCCACGGACGACGATCTCGATCGGCTTCTTCTTTTCAGTGGTCACACCAACGGCTGCTGCACCGGGGGCCAATAGCGAGGCCTTTTGAGCCTTGAGAGCCTGATTGATCGCCGCGATGAGTTCCGGGGTGAGTTCGCCTGACATGAGCAGGCGTGCGGCTTCTTCGTTCCCGGCGGTCTTCGCTGCTCCCGCAGCAGCTCCGAGCCCTCGCGTGATCAGATTTGCGATCAGGCCGGTGCCGGTGGTGCTGGTGGGCATCCCCGTCACTTCGGACGAGAATTCCTTCTGCGCGGCCTGCGTCGTTGCGGTCTTCGAGTTGCCGAACGCCGCGGCATAGGTGTCCTGGAAGGTCTTCTCGCGATCGAGAATGCGCACCAGCGCGTCGGCCCTTTCCTCACCGAACAGCGTGGCGAGCTTCTGGCGGTTCCACGAGCCGTCACCCTTCAGCGCTTGTTTCAGCGCGACCACGTCGTTGCCGGTGGTGCCGATCAGCCGCTCGATTTCGGCTCGGGCGCCCTGCGAGATGCGGAACGCGACCCCGCTGGGCCCAATCAATTCCGTCGGCTGGGCGCTCGCCGCAACGGTCTGAGCGAGATCAGCCGGCGGGACGGCTTCGGGCCCAGCGCCAAGGCTGCGCTGACCCGTGGTCAGGCCCTCGCCTTGCCGTGCCAGTTCCGCGAAGCGCGCGTCGGCCTCCTTGATGCCCGGCACGGCCGAAGCCAGCGCGTCGTCAACTTGCTGCCGCACCTGGGTGAGCGCGGCGATGACCTTACCGTTCTGCTCCGTCTGCAGCATGCCGTCGATGGCCTGGCGGGTCTGGAACAGCGTGTAGGGGTTTGGGTCGAGATTGCCAGGCGCACCGTAGACATCGAGCATTGGCCGCACTTTCTTGAGTGCGGACTGCGCTTCGCCACGCAGGTTGACGATCGCCGCGTCGAGGTCTGCGGCAATGGCGCTCGTATCAACGGCTCGGGCGTTGCTGAACGCTTCCTCGTAGAACGGTCGGACGGCCTCCATGTTCTCCTTGATGCCGGCGCGAACCTGCGAAGGCACGGGGGCGGGCCCGAGAAGCGCGTCAACAACATTCATGATGCGCGCGTTCTTGCCCGCTTCGCGGGTCTGCAACGCGTCGGCGATCAGCGATTGCGCCTTGCCCGGCATGGTAGCCAGCGCGCCGGCCTGCCCCTGCACATTCTCACCGAGATCGGCGATGACGCCGTAGCCGTCGAGGTCCTTGAGGCGAGCTTCCATCAGCGCCTGCGTCAGCCGATCACGGTTGACCAGAGCATCTGCTACCTTTGCGGTGGGTCCCGAAACCATCGGCGACCCGCGCAACGCGTCCCAGCCCGCCTTCACCCCCTTTTCGGCAAGCGGAAACATTCCGCCAACTAGACCACCGACGACTGCGTCCTGGGCCGCCTCCACAGGGGACTTGCCGCGTGCTAGCCCGTCACCCCCGGACATCAGCGTGCCGCTAGCAGCACCAAAGCCCATCCGGGACCCGATGCTGCCGGTCATGCCAAGCAACCTCGAGGCGCCTGCGTACGGCGCAGCGACCACGAACGGGGCGACGACGCCAGTCACGCGACCGGCGATGTTCTCGATCGGGTATTCCTCTTCTTGCGCCCGGTTGATCGCCAGACGCTCTTCCTTGGTCACTGGCTTGCCTTCGATCAGCGAAGCCCACGCCGCGTCCACACCGGCGCCGAAATCGGAAAGGGCGGGACCGACGACTGGGATCTGATCCACCGCGCCATTGACGAACGTGTTGAAGCGGTCCCAAAGCGGCATCTCGACGCCGCCGATGCCGGACGGAGTATATTCGACATCGGGCTGGGCGGCATATTTCGACCACGGGCCGGGTGTGTCGGCCGCAGCAGCTTCTGTGCGCAGGCTCTGATACCGTTCCCAGGGTGGCATTACGGCTTCTTCCAGCTGCTGGGGCTGGCTGGATCGCCGCCCTGATAGACGTAGCCTTCTACCACATCACCAACCTCGGGCGCCGCTGGTCCCTCACCCGACGCGCCGATACCCGCCAGTGCCTGCTTCATCTCGGGGGTGATGATGGACGTGCTATTGAGCCGCGCCATTTCGGCTCGCGCCGTTGCCACATCGATCTCGCCAGCCTGATAGCGAGTGACGATGTTGGAGCGCTCCACGTTGATCGCCGCCTTGGCCTTCATGATCGAATTGATCATCCGGTTGGCCTCAGGGGTGTTCTTCAACGAAGCCAGCGAGTCGAGGAAACCCTGATACTCGATGTCGGACGTAGCGCCCGAGCCAGGCGTCCGCAGCGACGGCGCCACGCGCTTGACGATGGACTGGAATGCATCGCCGGCCGACGAGAAGCCCTTGAAAGTCTCCGCCAGCGGCCCGACGATCGGGCCCTGCGGGGCGATCTTAATCAGCTCGTCTAGAAGCAGGAGGTCTTGTCCCATCGCGCCGGACACCATGCCCGCGTCCTTGACGGTGGCCCAACTCTCGCCTTCCTTGGTACTGAGGGCCTTGTTCAGCGCGCCGTCCTGACCTTCACCAGTGTTGACCGTGATGCTGGTGGCGCTGCTGGGCGGTGCCTCGTTGTAGGCGCGCCCGTCGGAGCCCGCCTGCCACACCGAAGTGTCCGCGGGGTCAATCCCGTAGGATGCTCGTTCCTCCGGCGTGACCAGCGGTCGGAAGCCTTTGCGCATTTGGTCGATGCCGAGCTGTCCGGCCTCATTTTCAAGGCCCAGGCTCGTGATCTGCGCATCGCGCATCGGCTGATTGTAGGCTCGCTCGTCGTCCCGGATCGTATCCTCGCGATCCCAGAGTGCCTGCCGGTCACCCAGCGTATTGGCGCGATCTTCGCTGCGCAGCGCATCCTGCCGTGCCCATTCTTCTGCGCGATCACCCAGGCTGTACATGCGATCCAGAAGCCCGCCCGCGACGAGGCGCTGGCCTTCGGTGGCCCACGGGTCAGCGAGGACATCGTAGTAGCCATCGGCGCCGCCAGACGCGCGGGCATCGGTCAGCGCCTGAGCCACGCGATCCATTCCCGCCGTCTCCGCCTCGTTGGCCTTGTTCATGTTGGTGACGTACATCAGCGCGTCGCCCACTGAGGCGAGGCCTTCGCCGAGGTTCTTCGGCGTCGGCTTGTCGGCCTTCGCGGCAGCCAGCTCGCGCAAAATCTTGACCTGATTGGGCGTGAGCTGCTGCCCGTTGGAGCCCCACTGAAACGGCTGCAGCATTTACGCGGCCCTCCCCATGCGCATGAGCCCGCCATAGTTGACGCGCTTGAAGCCTGATGGATGCGTGCGGTCGACCATACCGGGGTGCTTGCGCTCCACGTCCTGCGCGATCACGCCGGCTTCGCGGCGGCCGTCTCCGCCTTTCCACTCCCACGACTTCACGGGAACACCGGCAATCTCGCCACCCTCGCGCCGGATGTTCTTCTTGAGGCGCTTGTCCGAGAAGGCCATGAGCGCCGACGAGCCGAGGCCGAAGAGGCCGCCGACCGTGGAATTCCAGTTGTTCATGCTGTTCTGATACTGCGCCATCTGATTGGCGAAGTTGGACTGCGTGATGCCCGCCACGTCGGTACCGGCAAGCCCGGTCTGCGGCGTGCTGCTGCCGAACTGCGGCATCTGCACCTGGGTGCCGGAGGCGAGGCCGATGATCTCGTTGAGCGGTACCTGCCGTTCCGTCAGCAGCTCGTTGACCGCCTGCTGGCGGCCGGTCAGCAGAAGCTGGTTGATGGCGTCGTTTTCGCCGCGGTTGAGCTCGTCCATCGCCTCGGCATAGGCCGTGGAGCCGGGGCGGATGCCGCGAGCGGCAAGGCTGGCCTCCTGCTGTGCGCGACGCCGGTCCAGCTGGGGGGTGAGCCGCGCACTCGCCAGTTCCATCAGCCGGCCTTCGGTTGCGGCGTTGTCGAGCGAGAATGGCTCCGCCAGCAAGTCGTTAAGCCGGCCCGACTGCGTTTCTGCGGTATTGGCCAGATTGGTCTGGGCCCCCTGCATGGCATCAAAGATCGCCTGCTGCTGCGGCGTCAGCGACGTGGTCTGGCTGAGCTTCGGAAGCTTGTAGACCTTGCCAGTCGTCGGGTCGGTATAGTCGTAGGTTCCCGTGTTCTCATAGGTCACCGACCCGGTCGGACCGTACTGATCGATGGCATTGAGCTGCTGCTGCCCGATGGCCGTCGAAATGTTCGATGCCGTCTGGGCCCCGGCGGTTTGCGTTGGGCTCGGCGGTGTCGGCTGTTTGGGAGAGCACATGTAGAGAAGGCTCCTTCAGAACGTATAGGTCATGAGCTGCGCGGTGGGCTTGAAGCCCATGCGCTCCCAAATCTTTCCGACCCGGAGATCGGTCACGGGGGTGATGCTAACCCGCTTCACGCCGCGTCCCTGCAGGTCGGCCAGGATGTACTTGGCTAGTTCGCGCCCAACGCCGTTGCGGTGCGGCTTGTCGACGAAGATCGTGTCTTCCTGGGCGATGGGCTCGCCATTGTGCATGTCGTTGGTGAGGTAAATGTTCGAATATCCAATGATCTGGTCTCCAAACCTCACCACGTAGGTTAAGCACCAGCCGGCGCGCATTGCCGCGAAATATTCATCGAGCCGCGGCGCGTAGGGGCCGATCGCGATCCGATCGGCAGCCAGGCGTTCCTGCATTTCTGCGTAGTGGCGCCGGTAGAGCGGGTCCAGCTGCGGGTGCAGGTCAGCGCCGTTCTCGATGCTGATCGCGTATCCGGGCTTCATACGACCAGCCCGCCGGGGTTGTGGGTGACTTCGAACACCACGAGCTCGGCGACCGGGGGTACGACCGAACCTGACACCATCTGAAGCACCGGCGCATGGGCAAAGCCGCTCTTGCCGATCGATACCCATCCCAGGCGGACGGTGAAGTATTCCGAGGTCGGGTCCCACCTGGCCACGTCCCAAAGGCCAACGTCCCACAGGTCGCCCGAGGTGGCTGGGGCCGGCGCGTCAGGATAGCTATCGAGACTGATCTCGTAGTCGACCGAGACATCGATCTTGGGGTTGATCTCGGTCTTGGAGCGGAAGACGGCGCGGGCCTGCATTACCGTGGTGTAGCGCCCGACTCCGGCCAGATGTTCGTTCTGGCCGACGTAGAGGTAGTAGATCAGTGCGCCGTCGTCGGCTCCGGTCGTCTCCGTCCTGACCACTGTGCCGACGTTGGTACCGAAATACACCCAGTCGTCATGCAGGATCATGCACCGGGTGTTCCAACCCGTGATCTTCGCCCAGGCGCCGGTTTCGAGGTTCACCGCAAAGCAGATCGGCGCATTGACATCGGTGGTTACGGGGCAGGTGACGAACGCGATGTTCTGACTCGTCCACTTGACGATTTCCCACGGCAACGACCCGCGCGCCGCAGCTTCGATCTGCCAGTCGGGCTGGATGTTCCGGCTGATCGCGGCCAGGGCGAGGGCGCCGGGATCCTTGTTGATGATGGCCGAGAGCGGAATGATACCGATCTTGGTGAGGATCAGCAGGTCGCCCGCGACTTTGAGGTAGGCGTTCTTCCCCATCGGGGGAGAGCATTCGTACATCCCGACCAAGCTCCAGTCGGACCCAGCCGGATCACCCTGGTAGACCGCAACGTCGCCCTCGGTCGAAACGAAGACGATCTTGTCGTCGAGGCCATCACCGCTATCGAGCGACCACGTGGCTGTGAATAGTAGCGACCCGCCATTCGTGAACACCCCAGACAGGGCTACGGTCGCCGCGGCGCCGGAAATTGCATCGGTCGGCAGATAATGGGCGTTGGTGGTGTCCTTCTCCACCAGCCATGCACGGTTGCGGTAGACGTTTACGTGCGACACGGCATCCGAGGCGACGCCAGTCAGGGCCGACAAGAGCTGGCTGACCACGCCATCGGCTGATGCAGAGCCGCCCAGGCTGCCGGTGATCGTCTCGTTGTTCTGGAACGTACCGGTCACAGCCCTGATCCAGAGCGTGCCCGATGCGCCGTTGTCGATGTTCTTGACGATGACGCCGGTCGCGCCGGACGTACCGCCGGTGAGCGTGCCACCGACCACGAAGTTGACGGTCTGGGTGTTGAAATTCAGGGCATAGAGCGCCGTACCGAACGCGGGGAGAAAGGCCGCTCCGTCAAAGACCAGCATCTCGTCGGTGCCGTTGGCGCACAGCATCCAGTGGCCGCCCGGATTGGCGAAGTTGATGTGTGAATAATAGTCGCTCGTCTGTCCGGTCACATCCGCAGTGGGCGGAACGCCGGGGTCGGCAGGAGAGGTAAGGTTGTAGATCGCGCCGCCGGCCGCGCCGAACATCTTTCGTGACGACCCGACATAGGCCATGAGGCTTTCGAGCGGGTCGCTGGCCGACGCCGTGCCGTGGGTCTGCGAGCCGCGCCGCATCTTGAGGCCGGTGGTCGTTGGCAGTAGGTTTTCGAGGCGCTGGGCGGTGCCTTTCGGAGCTGCCGCCAAATTGGCAGCAGACACCCAGCCGCCAGTTGGAGCGACGAAGGCGTCGTGCTTCATCTTCGCCGGCCGGCGCGGGGCCCTGCGAGCGGCAGCGCGCAGCATCAGGGAACCACCCCCGAGATGGTGCCAGGCCAAGCCACATTCGGACTGCGCCAGCCCGTCCGGGCCCGACCCGACACGACCGGTTTGGAACCCCCATCCTTGTCGATCAGGTTGATCAGCTCGCCATCATACTCCTGCAGTTCGACCGAGTAGTCCTGTTGCTTGAGGGACTTCCACTTGACCAGCGTCAGCAGGCCAAGGAGCTTCTCCGACAGGCGGAAGATATCGCCGTCAGCGCTGAAGTTAGTCTTGTTGGCGCCGCTGGCGGGGGTCACGATCAGGTTGGAGATGTAGAAATACTTCGCGGTGTCACCTGACGCCATGACATCGAGGATCTGGAACTGCCCGCCATAGATGGTCCACGACCCAGTGACCTGGGTGTAGGGCAAGGTGATGAGCTCGAGCCAGCGATCGGTGTCCAGCACATGGTCCATGGACCAGAGATACCGGGACGACCAGACCGAGGCGGTGCGCAGCATGCGGTCGTAGTCGGCCGGTAGCGCAAAGCCGACGTTGATGGCATCCCCGGTGATCGTGTGGATGGTCTTGAGAACCTGCCAGTCGTGGGCATCGCGAATGTCGGTCGCGGCCTCATTGATCAGGTTGGCGAGCTCGACATGCGCCCTCGCGGTCGACGCGTAGAGTTCGGTCGGGATCGCCAGTCCCGCCTTCTTGGCCACCGATGCCGCGACCTCAAGGACGGTCATCTCAGGCGGCTTCCGGCTGCAGCAGTTCGCGCAGCTTCGCGGCGCCCGCCTTATGATGGTACTTGATCCCCTTGGCATCCAGTTCGGCGCGCAAGGCGACAACTTCCTCGTCGGCCGGGGGCGCCGTTTCCTCGTCCTGTATGCGCTCCGCCAACAGGGCCTCCATCGCCGCCATACGCTCGGCCATATCGGCGATCTGGCGATCCTTCTCGGCCTCTCGCTCCGCAGCTGCGGCCGCCCCGGTGTTCTCGAGGAAGATCTTGGCCAGTTCCTGCAGTTCGCGCGTGTTGGGCAGGCGCACCTTGGACCGAATGCCGTCGGTCATGTCGCGGACCTGCTCGACCGAGCGAATGCCAGTGAGGCGGAACACTTCGGCCTGTTCAGGCGTGACGCCGGGCCATGCGGCCAGAGGCGTGCCGTTCAGCGGCACTTCCCGCCCTTCCTTCCACGCCCGATAGGCGGGCTCCACTGCGGCCCAGATGTGGCGCATATAGGCGATCTTCTCGCCGCCGTTTGAGCCCTCCGGCAGTCGGATGTTGTCGGGGTTGAGCCGGTCGACGCGCTCGCTGTTGCCCATGGTCTGCGGGGCATGCGTGGGCACCCAGGACACCCAGTCAACGGTAACGAGGTTGCCATCGGGGCCCTTGGCGTACTTCTGGGTGAAACCCGTGATCAGGATATCGGCCACTGAAATTCTCCATTGGAAGGTGGATGCAAAAGGGCCCGCCGCGAGGCGAACCCTTGGCTTGTCATGCGAGGAGGCGCTTAGGCTACGTCGCCGGCCAGATAGGTGCGGAGCTCGGGGCGCTGTTCGGCCGCCTGATCCTGCAGCTTCTTGGTGGCCTGCTGGGCGAGCCGGGTGGCGATGATGCGCTCCCCGCCGTCCCAGTGCCGCAGAATGCGATCCAAGGTCACCGGACGATCGGGCAGGGTGCCCACATCTTCCTGGGTGGTGTTTTCCTTGGACGCCGCCTCGGCCTCCGGCACCGGCGGCTTGGCCGGATCTACGCCGGCAAACGTCGTCGGGCCAGGGCCGGTGATCGGCTCTTGCGTCGGGGCAGGGCCCGGAGCGGCAGGGGGCTTGTCGTCAGTCTTCTTGGTGTTGGGCATGTCGAATGTTCCTTACGGGCAGGTCAGGAAGACGATCTTGGCCGAGGCGTCGATCGCCACCGCCGCGATGAAGTCGGTGACAGCGGCCGACACGTCCAGCGTGCCGTCGGTTGCACCGGCAGCGGTCAGGGCATTGCCGTCAGCACCAGCCGTAAGGGCGGTGTTGAGGGTGGCCGGACCGCGGGTCTGGACCCAGCAGTATTCACCGCTGGCCGGGGCAGCCATCAGCATGCCGGCGCCGACATTGGCGCTGTCGGACAGGTCAGACGTTACGACGCTGGTCGCACCGGCGGACGTGCCGGAGGGGGCGTAGTAGTACGTCATGTTGCCTGCCACGGCAGCAACCGAGCCCGCGCCGCCATTGTACTGGACGAAGCGGAACTCCTTGCCTGTATGGTCGACATAGCGATCGCCGATACCGGCGACCTTGCCGGACTCGGAGCCCGTCAGCTGGGCGGCGGTGTAAGTCTGGGTGAGGCTTGCGCCAACAAATGAAGTCATGGTCGGGGCTCCTTTCTTACGCCGCGTCGAAAAGGGCGCCCTGCAGCGACCGGTTGGAACTGGCGAGGAAGCCCATCCAGTACATCGGCACGACGACCGCATCCTGGTTGATCGGCTTCTTCTCGTCGTCGGGGGTCCACTGCGCTTCCTTGTGCTGGACCAGGTAGAGGTAGTCCGTGTTGAGGAAGTAGGCCTTCTCAGCGGTGGTGGTGAAGTTGGTGTTGTCGTCGAAGATGACTTCGGCGCCCTTGTAGACGAGGTTGCCGAAGCCGACTTCGCCTTCCTTGGCGCTCGTGTAGCGCATGTTCTGCTGCAGCGAGCCCTCGAACACCGAGTAGATGTCGTGGGAGGCGACGATCAGATCAGGCTTGTCGGCGCCACGAACCAGCGACATCCAGATCGCGTTGAACTCGCCCTGGATAGTCGCTGCCGAGAACGCGTTGGTGCCGGCCATTTCGCGGAACTGGTTGCGCCAGAAGTCCCACGTGGCGGAGTTGATACTGCCGACCGTACCCTGACCGTTGGTCTGGATGATGTTGGCCAGGCCACCGATCTGGTTGGTGAGCGAGCCATCGGAATAGAGGTCGATGGAGAAGTTGTTCGCCGCCGTCTTCAGCGCGTTCGATTTGCGCGTCTTGACGAGGTTGATCATCTGTTCCTTGCCGCTGTTCTGGCGCAGCTCGCGACCAGAGGCAGTGACGTGAAGAGCGACCTGGGCCCAATCGTACTTGGCCGAGGTGATGACATCCGACGCGTTGGTGTTCAGCGTGTCGTAACCGGCATAGCGGGTGTAGGTCGAGTTTTCCGCGTATTCGAGCGGAACCTGAGCCTCATAGCCGCCGGAGACGGTCTTGATTTTGCCCTTGGCCTTAAGCTTGCGCAGCAGGGCGTTGTGATTGGAGACGTTGTCGGTGACTTCCGTTGCGGTGTGGCGCAACGTGGTCGACACCATTTCGGTGAATACTGCAGATGGGCTTGCCATCGGTTATGCCTTTCGGGATCTGTCCCAGATGGCCGATAGCTCGTCGTCCAGCGACGGGGCCTTGGCCTTTCCGGTCGATGTTGAGGTGACGTTGACGCCGATCGCGCGTTTGGCGGCCTCGGCCTTGGCGGCGTCCGGCTTGGCGGCCCTCTGGGCGGCCTCGGACTGTGCTCGAAGGGCGGGATCAGCCTGCACGGCGAGATCGTATGCTTTGTCGAGGACGGCGGCTCGGCCGGCGTCCTGTCCAAGCTGCGCCTTGGCTTTGTGGATGTAGAACGGAAGGTCGTTCTCCACCTGCGCATAGAGCGGCTTCGTCGATGCAAAGCGGCTCAGTTCGCCGAAGAGTTCTCTCCGTTCGATGACCTGTTCGATGTTAGCGGGGTCCTGCATCCCGGAGATGGTCTGCTTGAGCCCGGCTATTTCGTTCAGGAGAACCTTTGCGTCAGGCGCGACGGCCTGAACCTGCCCACCGAATGCCTGGGCGAGCTGTTCGCGCAGACCATAGGTGTCAGCAATCGAGATCAGCGTGCTGAACGGATCGCGGTCCATCGCGCGCTGGATATTGGCGAGGTAGCGGACCCCGTCCGCCGGATTGATCGGCTGCCCGTCGGAGCCGCGCAGGTTGCCGTTGAAATACTCGGCGAACTCGGCAGCCGCTTCCTCGAGTGGCTGATAGGTCGCGACCTTCCGGCCGAGCTCAGACATGCGGCCGTGCAACTCCTGCTGGTGCGCGGCAATGGCGGCGCGCTGCTCTGCAGGGATGGCGGTCCAGATATCTTCCTTGCCCTGCCAGTTGGGCGGGAGAGGAACATCCGCGGGCGTCGAACCGGGCTGCCCCTCTCCCTTCTCACCTTCCAGTGAGGTCGGATCCTCGGCAGCCGCGGCGCTTTCCGTATTGGTGCTGGTGAATTTGCCATCGGCACCGCGATCCGCTCCGTTCGTCACGAAGGCCTTGTCCCAGATGTTGTCGAGCTCGGTATCGAGGCTCACTTCTTCTGCGGCGGGAGCGGGCTGCGCCGCAGGCGTGATGGTGGTGTCAAGAGCGTCGACGCTGCTCATGGTGCTGCCTTTTGCTTCGTGGAAGTGTCGTAGTCCCGGAATTCATCCGAGACGGTCAGGCCGCGCTTGGCCGTGAAGGACGGATTTTTCAGCCTGCCCTTGGTCGGGCTTTCGGACGGTTCGAGGACACGGCAACCACTGGCTGCCAAGTCATAGCGATGCTCTGCCCGGCTCGTGATGAGATTGCCCGTCGCCGGGCTGCGGAACGGCTTGAAATCCTCGGTCAGGATTTGAGGCGCGCAGATGCCATCCCGTTCGGGAATAGCCATCGGCTCGCCCGTGGTCTTGTCCACGAAGCCTGTCTTGGTCCAGAGGTAGGTGGGCAATGGGCAAACCTTCGCGTTCGCTGCGGGAGCGTCGGCCGGGTCGGATCAAGCGTCGCGTCGAGACCCTTGACGTTCTGGCATTTGAGTCTTACAAGTCGACAGACTTAACCAGGGCGAGAAGATGCCTCAGAAGATTCCCAACCCATCCACGATCGAGCGAGAAGTGCTCAGGCTGCTCGCCAACAACTCGGGCCTGTACGGCTTGGAGATGGTAAAGGCCTCGAACTTGCTTAAGCGCGGCACGATCTATGTGACCTTGAACCGGATGGAGGACAAAGGCTGGGTGGTATCCAAACCGGATGACGACCCGACCTACCCCGGGATGGCGCGCCGGCGTTACTTCCTTTCGGGCGACGGCAGGCGGATTGCCGCGTTTGTGGAAACGGCCGAGGCGTTCTTCGCGGCACAGCCGGCAGGGGGGGTCGTTCAATGATTCCCGTAGAGGATCCGGCCGCTGCTCGCGCGCGCTGCCGCGCACAACTTGCCAAGATGGTTGGCCCCGGTGGCGCCCCGCTCTCGGAGGAGGAGATCAACCGGCAAACCGTGTACATGATGGGAAGCTGGTACCGATATTTCGGAGCGGCATATGATCAACAGCAAAGGGAACGCGCAGCAAGGGAACGTGGAGCAGCGGAAGAGAGAGACCGGCAGCCGCCCGTATTAGCGTCCGGCAAGGGTAACCTGACAATTGGACCGGCCGCTGAACCTGTTGACAAGGCACCACAAGCCGTATCGCCTAAACTCGCACTGGTTACACCGCCGGGCTATCGCCTTGAACGCTTGCTTCGGGTGATCTTCAGTGGTCGCACATTCGAGCGGGTCTTTGCTCAAGCTCTTGCCGATGAGCGTGACGAAATCTTCCAAGCCATGTCGGAGCACCGCGTGGGAAAAGTCAGGTGGCGACGGGTGGTACTATACCTCGTATTGCTGGACACGCTGATGAGCCAGGCATTCGTGTCGGTGGCAAAGCGCATTCAAGAAATATGGGGTTCGACCCGCCTGTAACCTGATGCCGTCTGGGCGCACCCGATAACCTTACGCGTTATGGTGAATGGCGTCCTTTGATGGGCGGCTGGGTCGGTGCCAGCTAGCAGTGTATCAGCGACCGCGTCAGGTCGCGGGAGCGCCGGCTGCTCATCCGCCGCAGTCTGAGCGGCCGGCGTCTCCTCCGCGCCCAGCGTGGTCAGCTTCAGGATGGAGCCAATCGTAGATAGGAGTAGTAGGTGCCGCCGGTGTAGGTGAACCCGGGGCTGAAGTCGGCTGCCGTCGTCGCAATTGGAACGAAGACCGCCCACGAGAAGTCGAAAGTCTCGGTGACAACGTCGGTGTCTGCCGGGGCCTGCGTCGGATCGTTGGTGAACGGGTCGGCAGGACCGATCCGGGAAACGAACACAGCGTCATCGGCAGCCACTGCAAAAGTGGGATTTGACCCAGGCTGCAAGCCCCCGCCGGTGGAGACGGCATAACCGTCGCTCACCCAGAACGACGCGAACCGCCCCCGGTATGGACCTTCGGAGAA